TAGAAAGCCATTGTGTCGTCAGACATTCCTGGGCATTCTACAACGTCATACTGTCCCTGCCAGTTCATTACAACTGCCTCTCCTTGATAAAGGTAGAAACCACCACCAAGACCTAAGATAGCTGTTCTGTACGCCTCAGCAACGTTAGAAGAAACTGCGATGATTGGCTTCTCAGTAGCGCGACGAACGCGTGTTGGAAGAGTAAGAACTAAACGTCCCATTTCCTCAATTACGTTTGCAGAAGTGATAGCCTCTGGAGTAGCAACGGTAAGAACACCGCTTCCGCCTGCTGCGAACAATGTTTCGAAACCGTCGTATTGACCTGCTGTTGCGTTAACACCCTGCCATATCAATACTTCGTTACGAGCTGCCATTCCTGCTAAAACGTTAGCTATAATAGCGTCAGTCAATGAAGCGTGAAGTTGTCCGTTCTGCTCTGAGGACGATTCCCAATCTTTCAAAAAGTCATTTTTGCACAATTGTCTGTGAATTTGGAATTTTTCCAAAGTCAAGATACGCTCGCTTAATGCAACTGTTCCAAGTGGAGTGAAGTCACAAGTTGGTGCTTCGAAAGTGATGTCGTCAACCAACTTACGAACTACTTGCTTGTAGTCAATGTTCTCTTTGAATGTAACAGCAGACAAAGACTCGTTACTTAAAAATGCAGCGCGAATGTAACCGCCTGCTACAGCTCCTGAAAAGGTGCTGTTAATTGGGTTTGGGGATAATGTAGTAGCCATTTTTTATTGTTTGTTTTTTATTTGTTTAGATGAAATACGAAACGTTCTTCTGCTGACATTTTATTGTAGCTTTTTGAAGGTGCGCTTACTTTTGATTGTTTAACTTCTTTGATTGATGTTGCCGCAGGTTGTGCGCTCAACTTCTCTACGTTAGCAGAAAGTTCGGTGTTTGCCTTCTTGATGTCGGCAAGTTCGCTTTCTAATTTAGCAACCAAAGACAAAAGACCTTCAACTTCTGCGTTGAATGTGTCCTCAACAACAACTTCTGTTGATTGTTCTTCGGTTTCTACTTCAACCTCAACTTCTGGTTCTTCAACCATTGGCTTCAATTCAACAAGTAATCCTTCAGTAACAACTACAATAACCCCTTCGGCTGTTGTGTACTCTCCGTCCGCTACTGCAACCTCGTTGCCGTCTGCGTCTTTTGCGAATACACGAACTCCAGGCGCCCATGCGTCGCTGTCTGAATAGATGCTTGTTCCGTCCTCTAATACCGCTTCCACCATTTGCTTCACCTCAACTACTTCTTCAGCAGATAGGCTTACATTGTGCTTTGCGAAAAGAGCGTTAACTTTTTCTCTTAAGTTCATATAAGTGTTTATTAAATGTTTAGTTCCTAAATAGAAAAACCTGTATATTTGTTTCACAATTCGGCTTTTTATAGGTTGATTTTGATTTTTAGGTTTGACGAGGGGAGTAGTTACCCCTCGTTTTTTTTATCCTAAATTGTCAAGTATCGTGTTTAGCGTCTTCATTTCGTCCTCGCTCAATCCATAAGACTTGAACCCCATCTTACCGCTCTCGTTTGTTATCTTGGTGAGTGCGTTGAGAAACAGGGTAGCATCGTCGTTGAATAGTTCGACCTTTAAGAACCCCCCTGCTTCGATGTTCATTACTCGCCTTTGAGTATTGCGTCTAATTCTTCAAGCAAAGTGCTAACGTGTTCGCTTAAATACATTTCTTTCTCAGCAAGGAAGTTTCCTTCGATAGAGAAACCTAACACTTCTTTGTTTTGTATCTGTTGCTTCACTTCTTCGTTGTCCACCTTCATGCAACCGAACCAAGTGCCTTCTGGAAGGTCAAACCCAAAGTTTTTAGACTTGTCGTTTTCGCCTTCAATGATCCACGTTTCAACCAACGAAACACCGTCAACTACTTTTGCGTGTTCAACCGTTGCGTTGTTGGTCATGTTTTGCTTCAGGTAGTTGTAAGCAATTGAGCGAATCGTGTCCTTCGAATACTTAACGTAATACTCCTCATTCGTCTTGTCGTCACGTCGGTATATTAGTTGGTCAGGAATCAATAGAGCGCCGTATAAAAGCCCTCTAAAGTCTTCTTTGAACTTTACCGTGTGTTGTTCGCTTAACGCTACGAAATCAACACCTATTGCAGGTTGTTCTACTACGCTGATGGCGAACACTCCGAGCAATCCTTCGTCGTCTACTCCGTATTCAATTACTTTAATTTTTTTGTTCATGTTTTATCCTCCTAATCGTGATTGGTTTTGAATTAATTGTTGTGCTTCTAAGTTGCTACTTACTTGACCGCCTAAAACGTATGCTTGAAGCGGTGGTTGTTGGTTAGGTTGCTGACTGATAAAGTCGAAGTTAGCAGGTGAAGGTGCTGTTGTTCCACCGCCTGCGCTTGGTACACTTCCAGCACCGCCACCACCACTTGTTCCACTTGTTCCTTGAAATTGTTGTTTGCTTATAATGGCGACACGCGCAAGACCTTGTGCTATTGCTATTCCTGCGGCTACTGCGGCACGAACAGGTGCGTCTGGTGTACTAATAGCCATTTGTGAACGATATGCTCCTTGTGCGGCTAAATATGTATCTATTGTAGCCGTTGCAATGCTTACACCCTTTTGTATTGCAAATGCTTTCTTCTGTTGCGCTTCAGACTTTCCTGCAAATGCTGCTGCTAAATCTCCAATAATTGACAAAGAAGTTTTTAATGCATCAACACGGAGTTGTGCTTTTGCTGCTTCTGCTTGTCTTAATTCTTCAATTTCTTGTTGAGATTGTTGGGCGCGTAACGAAGTAAGGTTTGCGTGAATCTGCATTTCGGTAGCAACCTTTTTATCTGACAATGCTCTTTGTGCATCAAAATAATCTTCAGCCGAAATACGTCTCATTCGATCGTCCTCAGCCATCATTTCGTCGTTTAATTTCTTACGACGTGCCATTTCTGCTTCGTCAGCTTCTTTTTGACGTTGTTCTGCAGTTTTATTTTTTTCGTCTAATTGTCTTTGTAATTCTAATTCTTTTGCTTTTAGTTCATTAACAGTTGTTCCGTTAGCAATTGCAAGTTTTGCATTTTTAATAATTTCTTTATCTGCTAATAACTGATTCAACTCCGATTGAAGTTGTTTTTGTCTTTGGGTTTGAACTAAAACTTTTTTTGTTTCAATATCCTTCTGAACAAAATTTGCTCTTTCAGTTGTATATTGTTGTTCCGACATTATCAAATTTTCTTTGTCAATGTTGGATTGTAATATTTTTTGTTTCTCGTCAATTACAGCAAGTTGTTGACGTCTTAAATCTTCAAATTCAGCAATTGATTGCTTCTTTTTTAATTCTTCATCATAACCTTCTATGGTCAATATTTTTGCCTTGTCAATTCCTTTAAGCCTATCCGCTTCACCTTTAGCAGTTATATTACTTAAAAAATTACGCGTTTCAATTAACTTATTTTCTTTTTCGCGAATTGTATTTATATCACCAGTTGTCTTTGCAATGGCAAGTTCATTTTCTGCGACTTCTATGTTGTTTTGCGCTTTCTCTTTTTCTAATTCAAGCGTTTTTGAACTTTCTCCGTATAACGTTTTTTCTTTGTTAATACGAGCGTCTAAAATTTGGTTTTGTTTGTTTAAGACAACATTTCCTTCTTCAAGTTTCTTAACTTTCTCAGCCGTTCCATTTATTAAATCACCAATCTCTTTGTAGTAAACAATCATTGCGGTTAATGCTCCTGCTGCTAAAAAGAACGGATTAGCAAGTACCGCCTTCCCAAGATTTGCCAGTCCTTTTGTTAGACCGCCTACTTCACTTTGTAATGTCTTAAAATCAATCTTACCAACTGCCGCACCCATTCCACTCAACGCTTGTCCTGCGCCTTTTAAGTCCAAGTCCATAAGACGTGAACCGAACAAACCAACGTTGTTACTAAGACCTTCGAAAGCGTTACCTGCGTTGGCGTTAATCTCAGCACCTAAATCGGAAATGTTGTCCTTCAACTCGGCAGCACGTGCAGACGCTTTCTTGAACGCGTCGCTCGTTTGATCCATCGTGAGCAACTGATTGTTCAGCGCACGAAGTTCTGCCTTTGCGCTCTTGAATCCTGTCGCCGTATTGTCCGCAGCATTTGCGGTTTGGTTGAGGATATTAACCGCATTTGTGCTTACGTTGAAATCTATTGTATTCGCCATTATGAGAGTAGTTTATAAAGTATAAATATCCAAAACGC